CCCGTTAACCGTTCGGGATTTATTTGATCCGGCGTTCTGTGCAATAGAAATAGCCTTCCGGGTTATTGCGATGGGTGATAATGTTATCGTCGCTTTCACGTTGATGGAACTTCCAACCATTATTGAATCGTCGGTAGGTGATTGCACATATTATCTGAGCCGATTCGCTGCTATATCCGCATACAATACCTTCCATATTGTCAAAGGTGGCTTTCCGACCTTTGTACTTTTCGTACAATTCGTGTCCTGTTAATAGTTCCATGTTTAAAGGCGATTAAAAGATGGTTCCAATTTTGTCCAGACGCCCATACCGTTTTTTTCAAAGAAATAGAAGTTTGTAGAAGTACCTTCTACCAAATGGCTTTCTTTGAATAAGGTCATGATCGCAGAGTATTCAGGATCATTGAAACGTTCTTCCAAGTCGTACAGTTTGCTGATCGACTTATAATCCAGATCACCATACTTATTACGTTCCAGTAATGTCATGGCCAACTGGTACATAGGATTGTTTTGTCCATCGTCTTTACCTTCAATCCATGCCTGTAGAAACTCTATCAAACGGCTTGCTGCTGCGTCAGCACGTTCGTCGAACTTTTTAACCTTACAGGCCCTTACCTCAATGCGGAATTTACCTTCCTGAATAGTGAAATTCATTTGTCCGGAGGTGCGGAGCTGACCATATTCGGCCAATACTTCACGAAAGGCGCTCAATTCAGCAACACAGAAAGAATGTAACCCTTTTACTTCTTCGCATACAGCACGTACTTTGTTTTCTACTTTCTGAACCAGTTCTGCCCGGATACCCTCGTAAGCAGAACGTTTTTCCAATGCGACCTGATGCTCTTCTTCGCGCTTTTTTGCCAGTAACTCTTCCAGTTCTTTGCTGGATAATTTGCTTAAATCTGTCATTGTATTATGATTTTAAATGATTAAAAATTGATTATCTTATTACCTTTCATGATCTCGATCTGAGAGGCGAGGCCATTAAGGCGGTTGATATTTTCTGTTGTGCACATGGCTGGATACTCATACATCTGATCGGCTAACTCATCATGCTGTTTTTCTAGCTGTTCGATCTGTTCCTGCCGGGTGAGTTTCTGTGTCTTGTTGTATTTACGATCGGTGTAAATCATATCAGTTCTTCGATATTACGTAATCCAATGCCGGATTACCTTCGGTTTCGATACTGTTTTTCTTGCAATACAGGCTGTAAATCGCGCTTAACCGGCTTTCGGGTATTGCATTAAAGTTTCCACAATTGGCGGCCCGACAAGCAACGGCCATTGCGTAACGGATTTTATCGGTAGGGGTTGGGTATTTGTACCCAAGCTTATCCAGCCAGGAGCAGATCGCTGCGATCACACGTTTGGCTGCCTTGTCACGATCTTCGTCATACCGGACTCTGCGCTGTTCTGTATTGCCCTTCATGGCTTCCAACATGTTACTGTATTCAGCTGGGTATTTCTTATACATCTCTGATAGGGAGCAAGTTTTGCCACCACTGTGCTGATTGACCAGACCTTCCTTGATCACGTCTTTGTAGGCATCCTTATACCCCGGAGTTTCTTTAATGAGCGTCCAGAAAAGAGCGTGTGAAACGGGCTTTTTGGTTTTCTTTTGTGTTGCCATAATTTTCAATTTTTAATTCTTAATTTTCAATTATCAAGTTCCCGGAGGCGGAATCGAACCGCCCCACGATAACCGTTCGGGATTATTTCTTGTCTTTCCAAATGAGTTCGCGTGCCAGGGTGCCATCTTCCTGTACATTGTTATAGATTTCATCGTCGCAGAATTCACAAATGTGACGGTCCGGATCGGCACGAAGGCTACAATATGAGCGACCACAGACGCCGCAAACTGAGAACTCTACATCTACCTGACTACGTACCGTCTGATCTTTTGCCCGGCAAATGTCAACCTGTACTTTGTTTTTCTTGCAGGCCTTACAAACAGCCTTTTCATCTAATTTTAATTCCATTTTATCAGTGTTTAAATAGTAATTATTCCTTGATCGGTAACTGATATTTCAGCCGGAAAAACCTTTCCGTAAGCGGGACATTCATTTCATCAGCTTCGCGCATGGCAGGAACAAGGAAATCATGCAACTCTCCATAATTCTCGCAAATGCCCCTGATCGTTTTTTTGAAAGAAGAAGGAAAAGGAAGGTCGTTCAAGAAAATATTAAAGTCCTTGTCCATCGGAACAATATGGCGAATACCGGCCTTAAAACGACGATAGAACTGAGGCATACCCGGTTTATTCTTGCTCTTTAGCTTATCCATTATCGTCATCAACTGATCTGTGCCGATCAGGACAGTAGCACAAGTCCACTTAAGTGTGTCATACATAGCTTTCAGCATCTGGAAAGTATTTAATGTAAGATTTTCAGCTTCATCGAAAATCAACATAGGCTTTTTCCCTTCGTTTTTCCCCATTAGGTATAACTGCAAATTTATTCCGGACAATTTGCGGCTGGTACGGGATTCATAAAGTTTATAATTGATAGCTTCCGCCATTTTTTCGATCAAGTCATTGATAGTATCATAGTGATGACAGGTTATCACAAATACCCGGTTCGGGTATTCCTTCCGAAAACGGTTGACTGTATATGTCTTACCACTACCGCTCTCGCAGATCAGTACACGGGTGGCACTTGTTGCCAAAGCTTCACGCAGTTCCAGGTCGATTGCTTTGAACTGAGGCGTATCGATATGGGGCCAATAATCTTTTACCAGCTTTACGCCTATAGCATCAGCGATTTGCACGAACCAACGATCAGCAATAGGCTTGTCTACATTTGCCTTGGAATCCCGGTAGGTAAAATCCATGCGCATGATGTGCGAAATATAAGCGACGTTCACCTTGGTAAACTGGGCCATCTGGTTTACACCAGTCGTCTTATCACTTACCCAGCCATTGGATATAGCATAATCGATCGCAGCCTGGGCGATCTGTTCTTTTTGTTCTACTGTAATCATATAAGTTTAATTTTTATATAGTTTCTCTCTCATTTTCATGTATTCGTTCATGTCACCGCTAGTGTCAGCAGTTACAGCTGTCGGCTTTTTGCGAGCCTTTTGCGAGTTCTGCTTTGCTTTGGCTTCTAAAGCTTTTTCCCGTTCTTCATTCGAACGTTCCTTAGCATGTTTGGTCTGTCGGCAAACGTTACCGTAGCGTTCAGGATACTCGTTGTAGAGGGCTTCGGCAACGGTTTTGACATTTTCGGTGAAATCATTCACTTTCTTGTGTGTTTTAGCCTTACGGATCATACCTTTACCGATTGCAGCCATACCTTCATCCGTGGCTTCTGCATGACTGGTGGTTGCTTTAGGAGTAGTGTAGCATGTGAACATATACCGTCCGTCTTTCGTATAGACATCGGCACTTTCGTCGTCCCAATAAATATCTGTTTCAACCTTGTTGGCATACCCCAGATATTCCTGAACAATCTCACCCAACACTTCAAAATCAGGTATATCGAATTTGTATTTTACTTTTTGTTTTTCAAGTATTATCGTTGAACGCTGGCGCGTTATTTCCTGAGGACTGTAACGACCATCAAGTCTACGCCAAACGCGTTCGTCTATCTCTTTACAATCAGGATGCATGTTTTCGGCATACAATTGACTGCGTGTAACGCCTGTATGAGTTTTTTCGTTATTCCAGTCGTTTATTTTACCTTCCAGTTGTGCAATAGCTTCTTCGTAAGTAGGGAACGCGTCCATATTGACATAATCTTCATTGTTCATATTCTCAATATTCTTGGCATCCCAGCTTGTCCCCATCCAGTTGTCAAGGCGACGAAGACGCTTTTTAAACAGACGAAATTGTGTTTCTCCGTAGTTTGCCTGCGAGTTTCCCGGCTCGATGCTTCTGTGATGGCGGCAAACAAGATCAAGGAGAGCCTGACCGGTTCCGGAAGAGAACACAGGGCCGTTATCACTGATAAACTCCATGACTTCGCGTTTATCGCAGCCTTTTAGGGCCATCATCATGGCCTCTTTCAACATATAATCGGACTCCGAATGCTGTCCGGGCAATGACGGACACCAGCCGACGATCTTGCCCGTGGCAACGTCGCTGACCGCCATTACATACAGGCGCATCAGGCGTTGTTTGCCTTTGGCATCCCGGTACTGGTAACCGATTGTACCGGAACCGTCCGCACACCATAAAGAGTTGGCATACGCAAGCTTTTTGCTTGTGACATAAGGAAGGTAAGTCGAATTGAAATACTTCTCCCCATGACGTTCCTTGCAAGTCTTGAAGCGGGTATCATATGAGTTGGTGTAATGACAGAAGGTTGAATAGCTGAGCGGTTCATAGCCCATAAAGCTAATATCCTCCTGATATTGTTGCCAAAGTTCAATCTTACTGCCTTTGCCTGTTCCTCCGATATTCATCCACAGATCGCAGATAATGGCCTGATGTACATCGATAGTAAAGATTTCACCTGTTTCAACATCAACCAGCTTTTCACGGCCAAGCCTGCGGGCATTGTCGTTACCCCAACGGCCAGAAATCATGTATTCGCGCTGTCCTTCTTCGTCTGTAGGGAAATAGATCAGTTTCTTACGGAAACTGCCACCGGTAGTGATTGTAAAACCGTATAACTTTCGTGAGTGCAGGATTGAACCACATAGATTGAAAAAATCCTCCTGGCGTTTAATGTCCAGTTCCTGATAACTCTTATTCTCTGTCATCTCACGAGCAACGCGGAGCCATTGGAGAGCCTCGGCTATATCACGAGCCTGGGCATGATTAAATTTGCACACGCCTTTGACCGGAGTAAACTGGTAATATATAATATCTGACTGGTCTATTCGGTTTGTCACCTTCCGGATCAGATACTCTTCTGCTTCTTTCAGGCTGATTTCACGATTCTCAGCCTTAGCCATATCGGCCAAATGAAGCAATGTATCTTTATCTCCCAACCGGGAACGATATTGGGTATCTTTCCGGTCAGGGATATAATCGTAATCATAGTAAAAACGACCGCCGATTCGAGCGTAACGCCAGGATTTACCGGTAACCGGTAAAATGTCTTTTGTACGATAGCAGGGAGAAACGGATGATTTATAATTTCTGCGTCCTGCGGTCCGTAAATATTCATCCATTCCACTCCCGAGCGTATTGCAAATAAACCGCTCCGACACCCACACCGTCGGTGTGTTTTGAAACGTCCGTACAATTATGTCATCCAGTCCGATATTCATCGCTTAATTACTTTTTTATTAGTTCCCGGACCAGGATTCGAACCTGGGACACCATAGCGTTTGACAATAGCCAAACGCCGTACTCTACCTGCTGAGTTATCCGGGATGCCCTCGTACCGCGGGCCGCGTACCGATTCAAACCTAAACCAATCTTGCCTAAACCTACTTTGATTGTTTATCTTCATCAGTCAGCTTTTTAAAAAGCCGATCAATCTTTTTATAGTCTTCTTCCGGAATATTTGCCATTTTCACTAGCCAGATGATCACAAGAATTATTATTCCGCATGCCAAGCAGGGAATAGGTTTTCCGTTATCCATATTTGATGTGATAGTATGTATGCTATATAGGGTTCCTATTAGCATAAAAGGTGCCATTAGTATTATTATCAATGATTTCATGTCAGTAAGTTTAATATTATCTAGTTGTCCCGTCGCCGGACCCGATCCGGCATCTGCAAGCCTTTAACTTTCTTGACGGGAATAGTTGGAGGTTATGGTTTATACGCCTAACTTTAGGCCATCTAACTAAAAATGTATTATGAATGAAAAAAAGTTATTACTTAAAATAGCTTCTTTGAAAGAGGGGGAACCTCTTTGTCATACAAGTGATCCTTGCTATAAGCAGTATCTGAAATTTTGTAAAAGGCTAAAAGAAAAAAACTTTTTAACCTACAAAAAACCTTTCGGAGGAGGAGCTGTGGGTAATTATAAAAGGACTTCTTTTCATTATTATCCACCATCTTCTGGTTTTCTGACTCCAACACTGACTTATGACGGACTAATAGAGGTAGATCGCATCCATCGTGAAATTCGCAATCGCAACATTGCCATAGCTGGAATCTGTATATCCCTGGCAGGTTTGTTGGTGCCATTTTTATACAAATACCTTCCTCACCTATATAAATGTTTGATACATCTTCTATCACAGTAAGTAGTTCTGTAAAATTTCTGAATTCAAATTCCGTAGGCATATCTATACAATTGTTACTATTTATAAATAATAACCCGTTCCGTCTTTTCGGCTCTTCCGCCATACTCCTTAATTGCTACCTGTCTGATCCGATTAGCCAGTTCAGACTTCGTAATCCCTCTCAGCGCCTTACGAACCGTAGGAGCACTAACCCCGAAACGATCCTGAAGCAACTTGCTTACTCCAATTTTTACCAATACATCTGCCATATTCTTTGATTTTTTGTGTTTAACAATTCCTTTTCATATCTTTATCGCCGTGTTTCATTACAGAAACACGATGCAATATTAGTTGATAATTTTCAACTAAACAAATATAACGAAGATAATTTTCAACAAACATGGAGACAATTTTACATCGTATTGAACAAATAGCTGCAAATGAGGGGGTCAAGATTACAGCATTTGAAAAGATTATAGGGGCGAGCAAGGGAGTGTTATCCAGGGCTATAAATAATGGAACGGATATTCAGTCAAAGTGGCTTCAGTCTATAGTTGAAAATTATCCCCTTTATTCGGAGTCTTGGCTTCTTACTGGTCGTGGTTCCATGCTAAAAGAAAAAACATCTACCCCAGAGGTTAATTATGAATGCAAAGGAGCACCTTATTATAATGTAGACTTCATTGGCGGTTTTGATATTGTTCTCAATGATCAAACCCGAACCCCTGATTACTACATCAACTTTGAACCCTATAATAAAGAAGGTGTTATTTGGTGCAACATAACCGGTCACTCTATGGAACCAGAGTTAAATAGTGGCGACTTTATAGCGATGAAGGAAATGACTGATCCGATTGAGTATCTACCATATGGAGAAGTGTATGGGTTTATCACCAATAGTTATCGAACCATTAAACGCATGGGGCGTTCGAACAAAGACGGTTTTATTCGCTTGATACCTACAAATAAAAATCCGGAATACAGCGATCAAGATATTCCTGTCAATATGATTCGTAAGGTTTATGCTGTATTGGGAAGTATGCACAGATTGTTTTAACCAGCGGAAGCTATAAATATAAGTGAATGGAACTCAAAGATTTTATAAAAGAGACTCTGATTCAAATTGTACAAGGGATAGGAGAAGCTCAGGAAGAGTTAAAAGACACGGATTGCGCGATTAATCCTAGAGATATAAAATCAGAAGATTACACGACAGTCATACTGAAAAACAAAAGACATGTTGTACAAGATGTTGATTTCAATATCGCATTGACAAATACCTCCAACTCAGAAGACAAGGCCGGAATAGGAGTCATGTTAGGTTCGTTTGGTTTAGGAGGAAATAAGACCTTATCAGATGGAAATACATCTAATACAAACATCTCTTTTAGTGTTCCGGTTGTGTTTCCTTCGGTTGATAACGAGAACAAATCTACTTTACCAAGTTCTTTTAGTTACAGGCCGAGAAATGATCATCGTTATTGA